ATGGGCTAACGCAGTAGCTTTCAAAGACAGGAAGAAAGAAGCTTTAGATGTTTTAAAAGCTGATCTTGATTCACAATACAGGCCACAGTTAGAAAAAGAAGTAGGTAAGAAACCAACTGAGGCAATGGTATCTGCTGCTATCACTGGAGATGATGGCTATAAATTAGCACAACAAGATCTAATTGAATCCACAAGAAACGTTAATCTATTGGCAGCAGCTAAATCTGCATTTGAACATCGCAAAAAAGCACTGGAAGGATTAACTCAATTATGGTTAGGAGGTTACTATTCAAATCCAAACATACCGGTAGAGATTAAAGAAAGGGTTAAAAAAGATAAACCTGGCTACAGAGATGAACAAGCGGCGGTATTGAACAATAACAAGCGAATGCAAAAACGCAAAATCAAACCCATAAAGAAAAAATCTTAATTATGGAAATGGTAAAATCAGGATTATTGATATTAATATCCATAGTAGGTGGGTATATAGTTTTTAGGGTGCTTGCTATGGCAATTTTTAAAAGTTGGTTTGACGTAAAAAACCAACACAGAAAGGAGTTAGATGATGAAAGTGATAAAGATGTTAGAGGAGATGGTGGAAATTGCGAGGACAGCAGGAGTTGAGGCAGAGAAGTTTGAGATCCACGGTAATATGTCTGCGGGAGCAAGGGTTAGAAAAGCTATGCAAGAGCTAAAAAAGAAAGCACAAGAAGTTCGTTTGGCCGTAAATGAAATCAAGAAAGCAAAAAAGGAGGGTTGATATGCCCAGTTTCAGAGATAAGTACAAAAAGCAGAAACAAGATTTAATGCGTAGGCATGAGGAAAGTGTATCTGATAAAAGTGGTGGTGGATTTAGTTCCTATGTTGAAATCTCAAAACTGCCCAAGACGGTAAACTTCTGGAAATGTACAGAAGGTGGGCACACAATTGATTTCATCCCATTCATCGCAGGGCCTAGTATGCCAGAAGTTAGTGGTGGGGGAATTAAGGAAGGTGAATTTGCATGGTTGATTGATGTATGGGTTCATAGAAATGTTGGTGTTCTTGATGCTCCTTATGTTTGTCCAACACGTACCAATGGTTTACCTTGTCCCATCTGTGAACATCTGAACCAGAATAAAGATTCCTACTCCAAAGAAGATTTTGGTGCGATGAAACCTAAACGTAGGACATTGTATCTCATTTGGTCACATGATAACTCAGAGGAGGAAAATAAAGGCATCCAATTATGGGATGTTGCTCATTGGTTCATGGAGAACAACCTTAAAGAAATCGCTGAAAGGCCAAAGGGTGGCGGTACTGTCCCATATTTTGATCCTGATATAGGTAAAAATGTTCTCTTTACAAGGCGTGGTGCTGGTGCAGGAAACACGCAGTTTCTTGGACATCGTTTTGATGATAGGGAAGAACCTATCCCTGATAAAATCCTGGATCAGTCTTTTGACCTTGATAAGGCTATTAAATACGCCACCTATGATGAAATTCATAAAGCCTTCTACGGTGCTACTGAAGGTGATAGTGGTAGTGATGCTAATGTATCTACTCCTCCATTTGAGGAAGAGCCAGAACCTGAGCCGGAACAAGAAGCTGAAGTCGGTCCTGATGAATGTCCTGTAGGTGGTGAATTTGGTGTTGACCACGATCAGTTGGAAGATTGTAAAAATTGTGTCAATTGGGATAATTGTTATGCTGCTTCAGAACCTGAGCCGGAACCAGAGCCAGAGCCGGAACCTCCAAAACGTAATCAGAAATTACGTAGTGGAACGGCTGCTAAAAAACCAGCTCCGATCAGGAAACCTATCAAGCGTAAATAACTTTTAGATAGTGGGCCACCATTTTATAGGTGGCCCACTAAAACCTTTTAAGGATGCAAGCAATGTCAAAGAAAATAGAAAAGAAAGAATCTACTGCTGACCAGATCAGAGCGAGATCAAAGGCGGAACCGGAACCTGTAAAGACCACATCTAATAAGGGCGATTTTACCGCTGTGGTTAGTACAGGCTCTACATTGTTAGACCTTGCTATATCAGGTGGTAGGATCAGAGGTGGGGGTGTACCCAGCGGTATATTACTTGAAATATATGGTCCTTCGGGAACCGGAAAAACAGCAGTTCTAGCAGAGATGTGTGCAGCTACACAAGTCAAAGGTGGACACGTAAAGTTCTTGGATCCAGAAGCAAGATTAGATCAAGAGTATATGCGAATCTATGGTATGGAACTTGAGAAAGACGAATACTATATGCCTGATACTGTCAATGAGGTGTTTGATCATATCCTAAAGTGGGAACCTGATCCACCTAAAAAGGGCAGTGTTAATATGATCGCAACAGATAGTTTGGCTGCTCTTAGTTCAGAACTTGAACTAAGTGAAAAAGGCGACAAAATGGGTATGAAGATAGCGAAAGATTTTAGCCAAGGTCTGCGTAAAACATGTACCATGATTAGAAAGGATAATTACATCATCGCTTGTTCAAATCAAGTTCGGCAAGGAAGTTCCGGTGAGGTGACATCTGGTGGCAAAGGCATTCCCTTTTATGCTTCATTAAGAATCAGAATTGGACCACCCGCAAAAGATAAATATCTAAAATCTGGAAAGACTATACGTGGTGTGAAACAGGAAAAGATTTATGGGATACAATCAATCTGTTCCGTTAAGAAAAGCTCCATAGATGATCCATATAGAACAGCCAATCTCTATATTGTTTTTGGATTAGGTATAGATGATGTCAGAGCTAACTTGGCTTACCTCAAACAGAATACGGAAGCAACATCTTATGTAGCAGTGGATAAAGAATTTGGTAGTATGAATGCAGCCATCAATCATATTGAAGATAATAACTTAGAATTAGAATTAAAAGAACAGGTGATCAATTTATGGGAAGAGATTGAAAACACTTTTAAATCAAAGCGTAAACCAAAAAGGAGAGGAATATGAATCTAAAGAATCGTAGAATCAGATGTGAGATTAGCAAAACTGTACAAGAAAAACAGTTTGAACCATTTACGGTATCTATGTATGTAGAGGGAGATGTTCCTGACGATATAAATTTGGATCTGGAATTCATTGAGGCTGAAGAATTTCTGGAAGAGAAAGTATTTGAGGCGATTAACAGGCGAATGACGTAAGGAGAATTAAAATCAAAACTCTAATAATAGACTGCCATGCTATCTGTCACGCAGTTAAACACACAATAAAGGATCTTTCTTTTGAAGAACAAAAGGTAGGTATTGTCTTTGGCTTTATGAGGCAAGTATTATCATTAAGCCAAAGATTTGACACCTCTAAATTCCTGTTTGCATGGGATTCAAAACGGAGTCACAGAAAAGATATTTACCCAAGCTATAAAAACAAAACCCAACTAACCAACGATGAATATAAATTTGAAAAGGAAGCCTTCAGGCAGTTTATTGAATTACGTCTTGTGACATTACCACTGTTTGGATTTGGAAATAATTTTATACAAACAGGTATGGAAGCAGATGATATTATTGCTTCCCTCGCCTATAACTATAAGAGAAAATTTATTATTGTATCAGGTGATGGAGATTTATACCAACTGTTGAGTGATCATGTTGAAATGTACAGTCCCAGGAAAAAGAAATTAGTCACAGAAGAAAGTTTCATTGCTGAATATAATGTAACACCAGAGCAATGGGTGGTGGTTAAACAAGTGACTGGCTGCAGGTCTGATAAAGTAGACGGTATAGCAGGCGTTGGCGACAAACGGGCGATTCAATTTATAAAAGGCACATTGAATGAGAAAACCAAAGGATACCAAAATATAATTGCTGGTAAAGATATAATAGACAGAAATGAAGCACTGGTTAAATTACCATTCTCCGGTACTCTGGTTCCTGTAATAAATGAAAATGAAACCTTTAATCTTGGGAACTTTATTGATCTGACTGATAAATATGGATTCAGAAGTTTCCAACAACCAGCACAATTGCAAGATTGGATCAATCAGTTTGGTATGGCGTAAATATAGGAGGATAATAGGGAATACCCATAGGTAGGTTATACCTATGTTGATTGAAACACACTTAGCTTAACACTTTTAAACGGGGGAAGTAAAAAATGTCTAAGCTCCACGAGCTCTTAGCTGTTGAGTCTGATCTTGAGGGTACTTATAACAGAATTCTTAAAGAAACAGCAGACAACTTTAAGAAACATCCGGATAGGTATTTTGGTAAACACACTAGGATTGAATTCTTTGATGAAAATGCTGTAAAAGAAGCAGACATTCATAAAAAACTGGATGATACTGTGCAGTCCAAGATTAAGTATTCACAAAAAGCAGTTATAAGATATTTTGATGCAGTGCTTCAGAAGGAACGTACCAATCAAGAAGCAAGGGCAAACGTTATAGTGGATGGTGTTACCATTGCTAAAGATGTCCCTGCTACATTTCTTCTTGGTCTTGAGAACAAATTGAAAAAAGTACGATCTGCACTCTATGAATCAATCCCTACCCTCCAGCCTGGAATTGAATGGGCAAAAGATGATACTATTGGTGATGATGTATATCGTGCAATTCATTCTGAAGAGAAGTTCCGTACCAAAAAGAATATGAAGAATCATGTTGTTACCGAAGCTACCAAGGAACATCCTGCACAGGTCAACGTGTATACTGAAGATGAAAGAATAGCTAGAGTTATCTCAGATACATGGTGTGGTATGATTTCCTCTGCTGAGAAGTCTCAGCTTTTGGGTAGAATAGATAAACTTATTAGGGCAGTGAAAAAGGCACGTCAGAAGGCCAACACTGCTGAAGTAGTTGAGATGACCATTGGTGATTACCTTTTCGATTATATCAATGGTTAAAAATAGTTTTAGGACTCAGCTTTAGCGTCAGTCTAAGCGTCAGTGAAAACAGCGTCAGCGTATTGAGTCCTCAGCGTCAGACAAATGATATTCTAAGTAGTCTGTAAGGTGTACTAATATAAAATCCTGGTCGTGGGTTCAAATCCCACCCACCCGTCCAATAAAAAATTTCCGGGTGGTAGCTCAGTGGTAGAGCATGGATTAAATAAAAATGATGCACCTTATTTGAATGAAAAGGGTGGCGATGTCAAAAACTTGTCATAAATGCTAGGTGTTGGGGGCAGGATAGTCCCCAACACCGTTTACAAAAAATTAAAATTGGGAGTAAATAGAATGAAAAAATCTGATTTTGTGACGTTAATAGATACGGTGGGAAATAAATATTTATTGAAAAAAGAAGAGGTTCAATCTATATGGGGAGCAACAGAACCAGATGACGAAGGAGATAAAACTTTTATCCAAATGAAAGGTGATGATGAACAATATGGTGTAGGGATGTCTTTTGATCAAGTTGTTGAAGAATTATTCAAAGGTGAATAAAATGGCGAGATCAGCGAAAGGTTCTCAATATGAGCGTGATACCTGCAAGCAATTAAGCCTGTGGTGGACAGGGGATAAAGACGTAGAGGTTTTCTGGAGATGCTCGCAGAGTGGGGGACGCGCAACCACAAGAGCAAAACAAGGAAAGAAAACCCCTAACTCATATGGGGATGTGTCCTACCTGGATGCGATAGGCAAACCCTTCATTGATAAAGTTCTCCTTGAGCTTAAACGTGGTTATACAAATAGTATAAGTATTTTAGATTTCTTAGATAAAAACAAAGGTCAACCTATCCTACTAAAATGGTGGGATAAGGCAGAAAAAGAACGTCTGCTTGCTAAAAGGAAATACACACTGATTATATTCCGGAGAGATCGTCACAAATCTTGTGTACTGATGAGGTCAACATTATTCGGTAAGATGCAGGATATGTTTGGGGTTTTTACAAATGATTTATTAACGGTGCAGCATAAGAAATTAAAATTTGTAGTTGTTGAATTAGATAAATTTCTGGACTGGTGTCATCCAGATTTTTTCAGAAAGGAAGATAATGTTAGAAACCATAAAAATTAAGAACTTCCAAAGTCATGCTGATACTAAAATCAAGCTACACAAAAATATCAATGTCATCACAGGTTCTAGCGATGCTGGCAAATCATCAATCTACAGAGCTATAAACTGGCTAAGATTGAATAGGCCAAGGGGAAGTGCCTTTGTAAAGAATGGTTCAAAAGGTGATACAGAAGTCAGCATGACCTTTGATGGAATTACTGTTAGCAAAACCAAATCAAAATCAAAGAATAAATACAAACTGGATAAAGAAGAATTCAATGTTGTTGGTACCGATGTTCCAAAGGAAGTTACTCAGTTCCTAAACACTGATGAAGTATCCATGCAAGGCCAA